AAAAATCTGATTGTTTTTCGGCAGCCTACACGTTTTATGAGATTGTTCTTGAAAACATTCGAGGTTCTATTAACGCCGCATCACTCTACATGCGCTGGTATAGCGCTGGGGCTTATCAAACATCTGGATATTCAAATTACACAGCAGTTTGGAACCCAGCCGGTGCAGCTGGCGCTCATAATACTACTTTTATTGATCTGGCCTCTGGCGGTCGAATGGTCAGTAATTCTACGTGGGGCGGTGTATCCGGCGTCCTTCAATTCATGAATCCGGCGCAAGCAGCCTATGCGCTAAACATGATTGGTCGCACATCTTTTGCAGATGCAACATACGGCCCTAACGCTGCATGGACCCATATCTCGGCGATGAGAACCGTTCTCGGGGCCGTTACGGGATTTCAGGTCTACCCGTCATCAGGAACAATTACTGGAGCAATAAAAATATATG